TTTTAAGATATGTGGAAATATTTTGATCTAAGTTTTCTTTTTTTATTTTTAAAGCTTCTTGATATTCTTTAGAAAATTGTTTTAGTGTTTTTTTTGCTGTGGTAACATCTAAATCAATTTTCAATTTTTTCGCTTCTTCTTGAAGTTTATTTATTTGAGAATTAATTGAATTTTTTGATTTTTGCAAATCAATTGCAGCCTGTAATAATAATTTAAACTGATCCATTTTTCACATCCTTTCCATAATCAGGGTATAAAAATACACCCCTAAAAGGAGTGTTTGTATTGACAAATATTAGGAATTGTTGTATATTATTTATATATTATTAAATGGAGGGTATAAATATGGGTTGGATAATTTTATCTGTTATACTAATATTAATAATAATTTTCGGTTCAAAATTTGAAAAAGATCCATCAAATAATATCAAATATTTAAAAGAACAAAAAGAACAGAACCAAAATAATAACTATAATGAAAATGTAATTAAATGTCCTAAATGCGGATCTACTCAAATTCAATTAATGAAACGTGGATGGAAAATTTCTACTGGTTTTATAGGTAGTTCAAAAAACGAAAGAGTATGTATAAATTGTAAACATCGTTTTTAAATCAAACAAGAGTTTTACACACAATAAAAGCCACTCTTTAAATAGGAGAGTGGCTAGTTTTATTCTTTTTCTATTTTATGCCTTTTCTACATATATTACACCATCAACAAATTCCAATACTTCCTTAGAAGTTCCATTATTTGTAACTATATGTATTGATTGAAGGCGAGTACGTGGAAATAACAAGAGTGCGCCAAATTCTTTTACCATAACACCATCCGAATCACTACAACAAACCAAAGCATCATCCATTTCTATTGATAAATTTTTAACAAAGAAAGTCTTTTTGGGGGACGAACAAAAACATTCGGTCACTTTTAAATTTTCAATCCCCTGTTCCCAATTTAGTAGTTCCCATCTGTCAGCAAGTTCTTCAATACTTAGTTCAATCTCAATCTCGTTCATATACCGCCCTCCTTAAATGTGCTATACTGTAAAAGATAGTAAAAAGGTAACAATGCATTCCATATCTGTATTATATTACCACTTTAAACTGTTGTCAAGTGTATATATACATTGCAAATTGTATAATTGCAAAGAGTATACACCGCAAGATATATACACTACAAGATATATTGTACAACATGGGAAATAATGGTATAATCCTGTCCGTGGGAGGTGTGTATATGTATATAGCTATTGATAAAATGCTAAGAAAACGTGGTGTATCACGTTATAGGTTATCTAAGGAAATCAATTATAGCTATCAAAGGCTAATGAAGCTCGCTAATAATGAGACAAAATCTATTTCTTTTGATATTCTTGAAGCTATTTGTATATACTTAGACTGTACACCTTCAGATATTCTGATAATTGAGAAAGATGAGAGATAGGTTTATTTTGGTATGGAATATGTTAATTGTGGGGTAGTAGGTGGTGTTTAATATAGGAAGGTTACTCACTCAAATTTTCATTAATCTCTTTATTTTTATTACGTAACGCATTTATTTTATCACGAATTTCAGCCTTACTCTTAGGTTTAATATAACTTTGTCTCGTAGTTTCAGTAGACTTGTGATTCCCCAATTCAGCAGCCAGTGTTAAATCACCTGTTTCCTCATACACGTTGTTTAATTTAGACTTTCTAACACAATGCGCTCTAAAGTCGGGGATGCCTACAATTTCACCAAATTTTTTCATTTTATTATGAATTGTACCTCTTGACATAGGTCTATATCCACCGTTGTATTTTGTAATAAATAATGAATCGCATTCAAGTTTATCATAATCATCTTTTCTCATTTCTAACCATTCTTCAATTAAATCTTTAGCTCTTTCTTCGAAAATCACCTCAACAAGATATCCTCTTTTTTCTCTAATATCTTCAAACAACATATTATCTAAATCTAATGACGATAATGTTAGTTTTTCTAAAGCACCAATTCTATTTGCTGAATCATAGGCTACTTCAAACAATATTTGATCTTGAATATCAAATTTATCGTTTGTGGATAGTTCTAACCTAATTTTTTGTACTTGTTCTGGTGTAAGATAATATGAATTTATTATTTTTTCATCTTGCGCACCTTTCATTCTATCAAGTTTTTTATCAAATGGATGTGCTTGAATTAAACCCCGTTTCATAGACCATATGTAAAATGAACTAACAGCCGATAATTTATTATTAATAACCTTCTTATGATTTAATAAAACATCTTGACAAAATGCAATATAATCTTCCATAATATCTACCGCATTTTCCATAAAATCATCCGAATATATATCTATATTATCATATTTTTCTGCTAAAAAAGCCAACCAATGCATAAAGAAGTTTTTATAGGTTTTGTAAGTCGTTTCTTTAACATCTCTATTTTTGATAATATTTGATTGCAGGTATTTATCATAATATTTTTTGTTTTTCGGACTAATTTTATTAAGTTTATCTTTGGTAAAATATCGAACTTTTGCGACTTTAGTCATTAATTATTCTCCTTTCTTTAAGAATGGAAGAGTAGTATATTAAGTCAAAGTAAAAGAACAGTGGCTATGACACTCACTGCTCTTAATCAAACGATGATTTCATTCAAACAATTACTTTAAATCCTTTATTTTTAAGAAACTCAATACAATCTTTCAATAACTGTCCATTATGTATAGTCACATCCATTGCGTCGTCCCAAACTCGTGTATCCGTACCAAAATCTAATCCTCCATGTAAGCCTTCATTAGCCCATGAAACAACCTGATAACCAGTTGCATTATCATAGTCGTTTAAGCTTTCATAATCTATTCCTACAACTGCTTCATATCCGTTTCCTATTTTCTTAACATTAGTTTTAAAAGCCGAATGTAGAAAGTCATAAGATCTCTGATATCTAATTGGATTATATTCTTCATAATATTGATTTAAAAAGAAATTTATTGCTTCATATACTTCGTTAGCCAGTAACTCAGTTACTTTCTTACATTCATTCAATAAAAGTTTATTCAAATCATTCAAACTTCTAATTTCTCTAGTCAATTTACTCACCAGATTCCCCTTGTGATTTTATAGCGTCTACAAGTGCATTAACTATATCTTTCTGATCCACATCTTTTAACTTCTCTACAACATCTAGAATGTCTGTTTTATTTTCATTGACTTTCTTAAACTCTAAAACCAATTCACTTAATGCACCGAGCAAAAATACTTCATAACGCAATTTATCCATTTTTAATTCACGTTTTTCTTTCCATTGTTTAAACATATATAAACTCCTCCTAATTGTTCACATAAAAATAAGACGATTATTTACTGTCTTTCTTTGCTTTCCTTATATTTTTTACATACTCCTTCACTAATTTCTTCTTGAATTCGTCCTTCTTTACTTTTAATAAGCAGATTACATTTTCCATCTCTGTATCTGTTACATTGGACGCAATTAGATTCAAACTCCTCTAATCGAGTATTGTTTTTAAAAATACCTATGTAATCCACTTTATGTATTGTTAATTCGATTCTTGGATTTTTAGTATCATAATAAATACCTTGCACACGCTCACAAGCCTGATTATCATCTATCCATACCATACAAGTGTCTGTTATAGCATCAAACATACATTTCCAACAGTTGTTGCAATCCATATCTATTCTTGGAAAATAAAAAACAGCATCCACATAATAGTGTTGGAATTTATTATCTGACATTATCCAATTTTGTTCTTTTACTTGTTGTTTAACATATTTTATAAACTCTTTTTTATATTTCTTAGCATCTCCAGTTTCATATGACACAACTAATGGCTTTTTGTTTTTTATAATAGCTCTCCATCCCAAATAATGATTTACCGAAGGTGGAATAGGAGATATTAATTTTAATTCTTTAGACATTTTTCACTTCCTGTTTAATCCTTCTTAATTTATGACTATATTAGAACTGCAATAATCTTTGTAAATCATATTTTTACCACAGTGTTTACATTTAGCACCTGTAATTTTTACCTCTGGATTAATTTTAACTTTAAATAAATTTTTCATATTAAAACTCCTTTTTTTGATTTATTAAACCAAAGTTGTATTTTATTGCTTTTTTGGTCTATTCTCTGTCCATTTTCTTAAAGCATATTGGGTTTCATTTTTTAAGTACCATCCAACTATTTTCCCATCTTCCTTTTCTGATTCCCAAATAAATTTGGGTTGACATCCCATTTTAGCATAAAAAATTAATTGTTTTAATTGTGAAATGGGAATTAAATTTTCCTCACCATAACATTTTTTAGCTTCTTCTAAACTTGAAAATTTTATATTAGAACACCTCTTTCATATTACTGAACCTCCCGATGGCTAAAGTCATGGGTTTTCATAATGCAGTTTTCGTAAAAAAATAGGGATAAGTATTAAACACGTATTGTGTAAGCATACTTATCCCTAAAATTATATACAAACTACAATACGTTAATTTTCATTGGTTTTTATTTCCGTTATATCAAATTTCTTTTTAATTTGAGTTTTATATTTTTTATATTCATCTTCTGTAGCAAACGAATATTTACCATCCTTATATTTAATGTATACACTATCATAATTGTTGTTTGATTCATTTGGCATTTGTACACATACCCCATCAAAATCAACAACAATTACTTCTTTATTACGTAAAATAATTTTACATTCTTTTATCAAAGCAACACCTCATTTATGCTAAGTAAAATTTTATTTATTCTTCGTCTAAAATTTCTACAATATCTAATACATTACCATTTTCGTCTTCAAGAACATCGAAAGTTATAGTAATACTTGCAGGCTCTCCATCACTTGCTAACGACAATTCCAAATTACGCTGTGGAGTTGCTTTATATGCGGTGATTAAACATGGAACTAATTGACCATTTTCATTTTTATCTAATGTTTCTTGAGTAATTCTAAAATCTTTAGGTATTTTCTTATTATTAAACGCAACTCTATTTACACCTGTTGTTTTACTTAATAAATAACAAACATCGTATTCGTTATTAGCCTCAATTTCTGTTGAGGTTGTAGCAGTAAATTTACCCGAAGCATATGTACCTTTAATATCAGCACCACCGACATCTCCCTTTGCGTATACAAACACACTACCATCAACAGGGGTATCTTCAATTTCTAAAGTGCCTTCAGTAGTACATTTAATAGTTTTTCTAACAGGAATAATAGCGTCAGTTAATATAGCACCATCGCTTAGTAATGCATAAATCTTGAAAGGATGAACTTGAAAAGTACAACTCATAGTTCCCTGTATTGCTTCATGAAAAGCTATTGCACGTGAACCCTTTTTCATTGCATACACAGAAGAACCACTAAATCCAGCAGTAGTAGTATTACAAAAATCTGCAAATAAAAAAGGTTTATTAGTACCGTACTCTCTAATATCTAAATCGGCACACTGTCTATTAGCTCTGTTTAAATCCATTATATATTCCTCCTTTTATTAAAAAAATAAAAAAACACTCAAAAAGAGTGTAATTTAAATTACTTCAACCACAATTCAGGATCATAAAATTTTGTATCTGAATAACTTACACTATGTGAATATATAGCATCCTGTAAATTAGATTGTCTCATATGATTATGTTGTCTAAATTGATCGTAAAATTGATAAACAGTCAAATCAAAAACATTTAACAGATTTATTCCATTTTTATTATCAGCACAATATTTAGAAATCATGTGTGGTAAATCTAGTTTTAAATCAGAATTAGATTTTTTTGACATTTCACTTTGACCTTTAGCAATTTTAGCAGCTATTTTTTCAGCTCTTTTATTTTTGTATTTAGGTGGTTGAATATTTTTAGTACTTAAGTAGTTTAACTGAGCAATACAACTGCGAACATTATTAAAGTTATCTTTATTAATAAGTCCAACAACTATATGTTTAGTTTCTTCAGTATATTTATCATAAATTTCCTTCCATACTATAAACACTTTATTATTATCATCATAAGTAACATTTTCACATATAAAAAATGAAAACATAGTTAAATACAAATTTCTCATTTTCTCATTAGTTACAATTAGATTATATAAGTCAAGTGTTTTTATTTCTTCCTCATTATACTTATCGTTCAGTCCAACTAACTGTAAATAATTTTTTACATTACAAGTAGTAAGCACAATAAATGTCTCGTACAGATTGTAGATTTTTTTTATATCACGTAAAGTCGGTGGTTTTAATGTACCAACATCTTTAATATATATTGGTTCATTATCTAATAAATCAAAATACTCTAACTCCAATTAATCACCACCTAGTTAAAATCAAAGGTTTGAAAAACCAATGATTTCCCATAATATTCAGAAGTAGGTTGTATTATACTAATAGGATTTCTTGGTCTTAATCCCAATTCTCCTATCCCAAATTCTTTACTACCATCCAACATTCTAACAACTAAATCAGCTAATACATCAATACGATTACCAAAGAAACCACTAGTATAATATTTTTCCTGTTCTAAACGTGATAATCTTTTTAATGATAAATGAGTAAAAATATTCACTATAATATCAATGGATTTAATATGTTTATTTTCCACGCTAGATACAATTGCATCCATTGTTATATATGTCTTAGCTTCATTTTGTGTTAAATCTATCACTAAAGTATCAAATATATTATTATGAATAAGATTTGGCGGTGAGATATCCTTATCTATCAGATTGGTTATATTCACATCTGATATTATTTTTTTAATAATTAAATCTTTACTTCTACCAAGCACATAAAGTTCAACTTGATTTTTACTTCTATTTATCACCAATCACCACCCCCTTATTACTAATTCAAAAGTAGAAGAGTAGTTACCGTTAGTATCGCTAACTGTAACGACAACTTTTTGATTAAGGAAATCGTAATCGTCCGGTACAGTAATTTTACATTTATTATCTACACAACTAACAGTTACTCTATCTGGTTTATTTATATCCCATAATGCAATTAAACCATTTTGTACAATACCATCTTCACTATAAAACGTAGGAATGAGAGTAGTAGTAAATCCAACAATTAAACTATCTGTATTTATCTTTACATATCCACCTTCAACAGGATTAGATGGGGTGGTAGGTTCAAAATAATCACACACACCTAAGTCCGGTCTATCATCATCTTGTAATTGATCTTCAACAACAATTAACTCAATCAATCCTTTATCACCATAGTTATATGTAGTAGTATCCACATGAGTAATTTTATATGGCGTCGGTTCAGTAGGGTGTTTATCTAAGAAAAACCGATTTCCATTTCTTAATAAAATAGTACTTTCATCAAAAGGTAACAATACCGATTTACGACCATCTGGAAGTGTTATATATTTACCTTCGTTTTCGCCAGTACCTTGAGTTTTGTTTGAAGTAATACATGGATAGGATAGGATAGCACCCGTTGTTGGATGTTGAAATTTAATAATGAAGTTAGTGAGTTGCATTATAGCTTTTTCATAAATATTGTTATTACCTACTGCTGATGAAACTAACCAAATCCTATTATCATACTTTATATAATCACCAGTAGACAATATACCGATAGTAGCAACAATACTTCTTTCGTATGATTTTTCTACCCCATCAGAAGTATTGTTTTGAACAATAGCACGAAATTCTGATGTCACTGATAAATCAGAGTTTATAATTTGAACAACATTAGATATAGGTGAATCCTCACCAAGCAATTCTTTTAATGCATCATATTTGTAATTCTCTATCTCTTCATTTTCATACCCATTATTATAAACAGGAGAATTATTAATTAAATACCAACTACTAGCCATTTATAATCCTCCTTTATGTATAAGCTGTGGGCTTTTGTTTCTGTAATAAATCTTGTAAAGTATTAATTTCATTTAAAAGTTCTGCTCGAGTATATTTCTTTGTGTCGCCCGTTGCATTAAAAGATACATCTTTTCCAATGATATTATTTAATTTATTTATTCGACTAACCTCTCTGGTACAATATTTAATTTTCATCATTAAAGCTAATGATCTAATAATCCATTGATCTAAATCTCTATCAAACTCTCTCAGAGTTTCGTCAAAATTCAAGACTTCTACTTCTAAACTGAATTCACCAAGAGAATCTATAAACCATTGGTAAACCAGTTCTTCTGGCAATACATATTTATTTTGGAAGGTGCTTTCAAAGCTTCGCAACACCTGTTCGTATGTAGTGTTCGCCATCTAAACACCGTCCTCTCAATTATTCAACTTTTAAACCTGTATAGTTTTCCACTATTCTAATTTTATCAAAATCATTTAATTTAAGTTTCTTTATATACTCAATAATAGCGAACTTTTCAGCACGAGTAACAACATTTTCTTTTAGATATTTTTCAAATGTGGAAATTGTTTTATATTCAAACATTTTAACAACAACATCTTCAGTTAATACTTTTTGTTTGATTTTTCCGTCTTCACTTTCAAACCCCAATTCCACTCTTGTAGGCGCATCTTCAATAATTATGGTTGCATGAGAACCCACATTATCAATGCCTGATAATAACTTATTACCATTTTGTACTTGTGCTATTACTTCGTTTCTAGTAATCCGAGTTGTTCCTTTTGCAGGTATACTACAATCTCCATTAGATTCAATTCTTTTAAATCCAACAGTCCAATTTGCTAGATTTCTAATTGTTATTTTTTCATCTAAATTTAATTCAGCCATATTTAAACTCCTTTTCAATTATTTAAACCTTTTCAATTAAAAACTATTTTTAATTTTATTCCACATAGACAACGCTTCGTCAAGCTTGATGGATTTTTCAAATGTCCAATATCTAACATTAGTATTTTTATTTATCTTATTGTGTATATAATCAAATTTCATAGCCTTTAAAAAATACATTAACCTCTTTGAATAACAATAAAAATATTTATTATCCATAATCACCAACTAACCAATATGAGAGGGTAGTAACAATACCACCCTCTACATTGTTTTATTTTACATATATTATAGAGTGGTTAAATTAGTATCAATTAATAAACCAATTTTATATTCTTGACCTCTTGCAACATCAGCAGCAACTTCAAGATCAAATCTTGTTAAAATGTCACCTGTTGTTACACTGTTTCCAGTAAAGGAAGTTAAACCTCCTCTGGTAAAGGTTTTAATAGGAGAATTTGTTCCAGTAGGAACTACGAAACCTAAACCAGTAGGTAAAACAGTATCAAAATTATCACCGTCTACGTTTCTAGTAGTTAAATCATACGCATTAGGCATTTCACTGAGTACACTACCATTATAAGAACCTAAAATACCATTCTGTGCAATTTCATCTAATAATTTCTGAGACATGCCAGTAATAGTATTAGTTCCGATAGTTCCAACGTATCCAGCCCAAGCATTAAATTGAGATACCAATGCATAATCACCAATCACATTAGGTTTACCAAAACGTCTAATTTTAGTAAGTAAAGCATCAACATTAGTCTTGGTTAAACCTGCATCTTCAACAACATATTTAACGTCTTTTGCATTCTTAATAGCGTTAATTACTGTTTCAATTACATATCTATAAGCATTATTTCTAATCTGGATTTTAACTTGCTCCATACCTTCGTTTTCTTTAGACATGTCTCCTAAAGCAACTTGTCTATAATTTACTGCAAAACCACCAGAAATAATCTGAGTAGGGATTTGGTATTTCTCTTTCTTAATAGTACCAAATGGAACATCTACGCCTTCAGCCTGTCTCTTAGCATCAATGCCAATATGTTTATAAGTTTCAACTTCAACAGTTTCCCCAAATCCAAGTGGAGTATAAGAACCAAAAATACCAAGCAACTTCATTTCTTTCATTAATACTGGCTCGATTACAAATTTTCTAAGTGTATTTAATTCAGAAATAGCGGTAATGTCACCATTTTCAGCCTTTTGACCTAAACCCATAATATATTTAGCTGCTTCATCAGCTTTCTTTCCGTATGGAGATAAATCTTTACCATTAACCATAGCAGAGAAAATTTCCACTACTGGAGATTTAGCTGTAAACTTTCCGCTAAAATTCACGGAATCTTCACGTTTATTATTTAATTCAATTGTATACATATCTAATCCTCCTTTATTTTCATTACGCAATAGCGATAGTTACTAATAGACCATTACCATCAAATTCAATCTTTTCTGCAACTTCAAGATACAATTCTCCCTCGGCAGGTGTACCAACTACAAGTTTACCTTCGTTATCGGAAACTAACTTTGATCCTTTGTTTAATGTTACATAATCGGCAGCAATATGTACTGGAGAAACTTGTAATTGTTTTCCAACCCATTTGGTTAAATCAGCAACTCTAATATCTTCATCTTTAGCCACTGTAAAATCAGTGTAAAGAGTATCACCTTTGCCTTTTTGCATAATTACATATGTACCTTTAGCTGCTGCATTAAATACACCATCAACAACGTTACCAATAGTACCATTTACGTATTCTGCACCAGCTTTAACACTTGTAAAAACGTCATACTTCTCAAGCATACCAATAGTATAATTTTTTAACATAATCACTTTACCTTCCTTTCGTTATTAAAATATTGAAACATCATCATTTTTATCTTCAATACCTTCACATACTTCCGAGAAGATATCTTCAATTGCATCATTTTTAGATGAATTTTGTTCAGATAAAATTTGATCTTTAGCTTCTTTTTCCTTCTTTCCAATTTCAGCATAAATTTTGGTTACTATAGAATTAATTTCAGACTCAATAGGATTCTCTTCAAATGCCTTAATTTCATCTGACGCAAAAGCTTTTTCTTCATCTGTAAAATTTGCCAAAGCTTCATTTAATTCACCAATTCTTTGTTTAGCTTGTGCTTCTGCTAATTGCTTTCTTAATTCTTCTGCCTCCGCATACAACTGGCTTTCCTTTTCCCATAATTCCTCTCTTTCCTTCTTAACATCTTCGAGTGCTTTCTTTAATTCTTCAATACTTGCGTTTAATTCCGAAATAGTATTATCTTTATCTGCTATAACACTATTCAGTTCAGAAATCTTCTTGGAAAATTCATCATTTTTAGAATTTGTTTCTGTAATAATATTTTTAATTTCAGAAACAAATTCTTTTAATAACTTTTCATCCATTTTTTCTTGTTCCTCCTTTTTATTAAGTTCTAACAATGTGGCAGATTTGTCGGCAGGCTTTACACCAAGAAGGGCATAACCTGAATGTATGAACTCAGTTGGTATTCGACCTTTTTCTTTCCATCCATCCAAATAAACTATTCCATCATTTTCTTCAGTTTTATATATCTCAACACTTCCATAAACTGTTTCATTATTATTAAGACTTTCTTCAAGCTTTTCAACAAATGGTTTATACCTCATTTCATCAATAGTTCCTTCACCTATACAAACAACTTTAGATTTTTGATCTATTGTCATTTCCTGAATATAACCTTTATCAAAAGTACCTATCATAGTAGCGTTATTAAAAATAGGTAAACCATCTTCAATACCAGTTTCTCCATGACCAGCAATTTGTGTTCTTTCATCATCTATAAACTCAACCGTAAGTGACATTCCTTTAATACTATCTAATGCTTTTTCACAATATTTTCGTATCCATGTTATTCCATTATCGTTATATAAAGTTCCTGTTTTGTTGACAATACAATCGTCAGGAAATATCTCGTAAAGAACTACTTTAAAAGGTCTTCTACCATTTTTCTTTTTTTTACTTGATAATTCAAACGTTCTCAAAGCCAACTCACCGCCTTTCTTTCTAGTTATATAAAAAGAAGACTAATATCTATCATTAGTCTTCTAATTATTGAATTATTTAGTTGATATTTTAGGTTTTTTATTACTATTATTAGCTTTTGACTGTATTGTGTTTGGATTAGTTGGATTATCTATCTCTGGTCTACCATTATTTTTCTTACTTAGTGTATACGAAGTTTGATGCGGTTTATATTTTTCATCAAAACCTCTTTCTATTTCATCATCCATAAGTGAAAGATAAGCATCTACGTTGAAACCACTAGCAGCAATAACAGCCTGTAAACTACCAGAGCATTCTGTATAAAGAGATTTCATAAATTCAAATGTTTGCTTTCTATTTGCTAATGAAGTAGGTAAATAATAAATTTCTACTTTATTTTTTTTATCTTTAATTACGTTTTCATTTATTACATAATTTAACTCACATTGTATTTCTTGAATCCATGTATATATTTGTGAAAATATTAATTCAAGATTGTTTTGTTGTGAAGAATAATTACCTTTACTTGAACCATTTAATAAACTAGCAGCAATACCTACATCTAACGCAATTTGATCATTTAAATTAGCTTCATTCTTCTCGTCGAAAATATCAGTTGAAACATCCAATGTATCTATTTTAGTACCTGCCGCAACACTAAAAAAGCTAGTACCCCCTCGATTATTTTTTGTCATAACTGCATTTTTAACAGCGTTGTGTTGTTCCTGTTGTTGTTTTGTAGTTAAAGCGGAGATACCTTTTCTTTCTCCTTCTGGGAATGTTTGATATATAATTTTATTATTAACTTCATTTAATACATTTCTTTTAGTATTAATAAAATATTCCTGATACAAAATATCACTTAAAGCACTTATCGCAAGTGGTCTACCCCAAGGTTCACTTCGATCACATTTGATTTTATGTACAATTGTTTTTGTGTTATCTAATATTAACCACTTTTTGGAAATGTTCTTATTCTCGTATTCAAAGTATCCATCCCTAATTTCTTTAGGGAATTTACGCAACTTTCTTGTTAGATTTTCACCATTATAATCTTTAAAATATTGAAGATTAAAAGCTAAAACATATCTATTATTCTTTCTACCTACTATTTTGGTATACTCATATGGAAGTGATATTATAGACACATTTAATCCCAAATCATTTATTTCCATAATATTTTCAACTTCATATTCGCTCATAAATTTAACATTATTTGGAGTAGTTTTGGTTGTTTCAAAATAATAAAAAGATATACCATCAAGCATATCTCTAAATAATACATCTCTTATGAATTGTTTATCTTGTATGGTGTCTAACACAGATAACATTAATTCTTTATTGACACTTACTTTATTTTTAGATTTTCCTTTAGATGTTAAAACTCTATCTAAACATGGTAAAGCCACCATATAATCTATAGCATTTGAAATAATACCAGATTTATTATAAACAAAGCGACTTAATTTTCTGGCATCAGAATGATTTAATATTGGATTTGAAACAATAGCGTCAATTTCATCCTTTGAAAAATTATCAAATATACTGCAACCAAAAATACTTTCATAATTTTTATAAGCGTTCCACGAGTTAAATTCATATGACTTTGATGGATCATTATTTGTTTTTTCTGACAAAACATCACCTCCTTAATTTATGAATGTTTGAAATTCATAATCAGAATTGTCTGACAATAAATCTAATTCAAGTTGATCTATAAAATAGTTTCCATAACTACAAGCAGTATATCTATCTTTTCTATTACTACCTTGTTCATATATTTTTATTACGCCTGTTTGTGGTGCTTTTTCATATAATAATTCTGCACATTCACTTATCATGAGTTGAGTCTCTAAGAATGGCAATTCGTATAACATTTGCTCATCTAAATCAATTTCATTGATATAATCTTTATTTTCACTAAGAATTTCTTCTTTTGCTATATTATAATTTATTAGCAAATCTATTTTATTTTCTATTAATGATCGTCTAAATGAATATGCGACATCACTATTTAATTGTTGAGTAGCATTTATAGCATAAATTACTTCTTTTGCGTTAGGATTTTTTACAACATTAGCATAATCATCGTTATTCATACATTTTAAAGGTGCATATTCCAATCCTCGTTCTTCATCGTATAATACTTTACCAAGTGTATAAATAATTTGCACACCACCATTTCTCGCATCAATAACAATATAATCAGCCTCAAAATCTTCATATAACTGTCTAATTCTGATAGCCTGTTTGGTTGTGTCGCCGATTTGATTAGATTCAATATAAGAGTATTCCCTGCGATAACCTTGTTTTACCTGAATATCAGATTCGTTTGTTTCATATGTAGTTATCTCTGGAATTCCTCGAATACATGTATACACAGAATTATCATTTTGTTTTCCTTCAACAAACGAAATATCACAAGATATAACTCTTATTTCACCATCTTGTTTAGGTATAAAATATTTATTTTTCTTCCCAAGTCTTACGTCCTGATGTCTTCTAGGATAAAATACCTGTCGTAACTTTTGATTATTAGAAAACATTGAATATGTAAAGAATGCGGACGCCGAATCCTTTATTCTTAAATTAAGAAATTCTATAGCCCAAGTAATAGGATCTTGCTTCTTTTTTTCTTGAATCATTTGTTTCATAGTTCGTATATTATGTTTTAATGTAATACTTTCATCAAAAGCTAACATTACAGAATTTTCACCATTCATCATACTTTTAAATGCTTGGTCGCTTATATCCCACATCCAATGTCCATTATCAAACCAACTAGACGATATATAAATATCAATTGGATCTTCCTGTAATTCCTTTATAGAAGCATAGTAGGGATCAACCATATAAGGTGTTTGCCTTATTGTTTGGAATGGAGAAATAACACTATCATCAATATTTTTTTCAATTTGTCTAAATTCTTCTCTTACTGCATCAGTTGAACGCAAACCTCTTGCATTTTGATTAGCAGTAAAAACTCTAATTGTCGATCCATTCCTAAAAATAACCATTGATTCATTAGCACTATCTTTTATTTCTTTTATTTCTTTGCGTAACATGGGGGACATATTCATTAATTCATTTTTTATTTTCTCACTAATAATTAATTTACTTTGTCCCCTAGTAGCCGAACCAAGAACAATTTTAGAATTTGGTTTTATAATTGCCTTACAACAAGCATACAAAGCAATAATAAAAGATTTAGCTGCTGCACGACATGCAACTATAACAATAAATTGAGATATACCCATTAAATATAAGATTAATTGTTGATAAAGATGTAACTTAATACCCAAATAGTCAATAGCAAGTCGATGTAAATTTCTTCTAAAAAATGTTGACCATAAGAACACATGATGAACATTTTTGGGATTACTTAAAAAATGAGTTGATGGGAATTTTTTGTAAAGGTTTCTTTGTTTTTCATCTGCTAAATTATTCATCTAAATCACCATCAAATTCGTTTATAGCAGAATCATCTTTTACGCAATATTCACAATCTCTATCTTTTGATCCAGTCATTAAATTTTTTAAAGGTCTTAAAACAAACCTTTCAAAATATTCTCCTAAACCATTATAATCTTTATATAAATCTTTATTTTTATAATATTCTTCAGGTGTATACTGAGAAATGGTTGCTAATGTTACACCTAATGTTTCTTCACTACTATTATCAATTTCTTGTACGGTTTTCAATCCAGCTTGTTTAAATGTTTTAGCATATTCTGAATTGGCATCTATATAGCCCTTGGTGTCTTTTTCTTTTAACGCTTTCATTTGTAATAAATTTAAATGACATAAAGACTTTATAAATATTTCTTGGTTACTGTCACAATTTGGATTAGTCTTTTTTAACATTTTGTAGTGATCATTAAGTATTTTGTAATCTTCGTCTGAGAAAATCCCAATACCCCATCTTTCAGCAGACGCAATAGAAGTAGTAGCAATTCCTTCATTTTTTAACTGTTCTAATTGTTCTATCGACTCAATAACATCTGACTTTTCTTCATCAAGAGTTGTGTCATAAGTTTTTCCTTTATATTGCACTAAGTTTGCTCTACTAATATAAACATGTATCCTTGATCTGTTCTTTGTTATTTTTCTACTAGCATTAAGTAAACTTTGATTGAAATATATATCAAACATTTCACAAATTCTTCTTATTGCTTTATCCTCATCACCACCATAAGAAACGGTGTAATGTTCAAATAAGATGTCTAAACACTTACGACATATCGGAAGATGATAATCCAATCCAGCGTATAATTCGCTTTGTGATGCTGGAAAATTACCATCTAATTTTTCATAAGCAGTACCACACGAACAACATTTATAAAAATTTGGTTCTTTGTTATCTTTAATTACAATAATTTTCGGTGCTTCAGTTTGCTTTGACGGAGTAGTAGTTTTAATCCGTCGATTACTCTTAACTGGTTGCGTCAAACTACCAGCTCCTTTCATTTAGTTTTATACAGAAAAAGACTATATCCTTTGACAGATATAGTCTTTGAAATGAAATACATTTTATTTATTGATGTATTGTTTTTTAAATCCTATAAGAATTTTATTATGTAAATTAATACCCTCCTTGATGGTACGGTCATCACCCTTAATTTTAATGTTTTACACATAAATAAAGGATTATGCTTTGATACACAATCCTTTCAATCAAACCCGTATTTCATTCACATTCTACGCCGATAGCAAATATATCCGTATCGCCTTCATAGGCTATTTGTCTCAGAATTAACTCATTACTACATTCATCATTAATATAAACATAATCTTCCTCGAAAGTTTTATATTCACCATTATTATGTTTAGCTTTTTCAATTGAAAGCATTAATAAATCGTCTTCAATAGATAAAATTAATGCATATTCATCACCATAATCGTCCGGTGTGAAATCTATATAATTCATTACCATCTCAATTTCATTAATAGCAGTAGTAACACACAAATGTTTCAATAAACTTTCAACTAAATATTCTTGACATAATACTGCTACAGATGAATATTTAAATTTCTTCTTCTTATAAATGTAGAAGAGTGTATTGAATAATTCTTCTATAAATGTACGTTCACAACAAAACGGAACAATTTCATATTTGAATTTTAAGTTTTCGATTTTGTCAACCTTCTTTCTAATTTAATTTTATTACTTTTGATTTATCATTTATTATATCACCATTTTCATTCTGACAAATAATTGCAAAACCTTTCTTTTGAGGTGTTGTTAGTTTGCCGTCCATATAATTCATTTTTTCCACTTGACAACATGCGCCTTGCTCCAAAAGACGTATGAAACCTTTTTTAGTATCACCATATTGATGAGTATGTCCAAGACATACACAGTCGAAAAGTTCTCTTTCGGTTCTATGTAAATAATCCATTGCCATTTCACAAGTAGCAAGTGTATTTTTTCTATATGCCAATGGATGGATAAACCATGTTTTTCCTATTTTACATTTCCAATCATCTACATATTCAATTTCGATATTATCAAACACATTACATAATGGTTCATACCACGTTTTTGATTTTGTTCTCTTATTATAATGTCTAAAACCATCAATTAATATTAACTCAAGAGATGTGTCGGGAAGTAATTCTAGAGTATCTGTATCTAAATTTTTTGCTAAATAATTTGCCAATCTTTTGTCATGATTACCATAATTGGTAATTACTTTTTTAGGATTAATATATTCTATTAAATCTATGAGATATTGTCTAGCTTGAATTATTTCTTCAATAGGAGAAATTCGATATTGCTTTGGAAACTTTGATAAAGCCTGACAATCAACTACATCACCATTAATTTGTAATATATCTATTCTATTTACATATTCAGAAAATGTATTAACAGGCAATTGAAACGGAACATGTAAATCTGATATTGATAAAATAGTAGTAGCAACACCATTAAATCCATGTATGTAATTGTCATATTCAATCAATCCATAAGCTGTTTTTCTTAAATGATCTGCCGACACATCTAATCCTAACAGTTCAACAATTTCAGACCAATCCAAATCAATTTCTCTATTAATTTTAGCTTTACATAATCTTAATTTGTATTCAAAAGGTGTTTCATTATCAAATTTTCGTAACTCAGTAATAAGTCACCATTCCCTTCTACACATAAAAATCATAATTTATCTATTTAAACTAAACTTTGTGTATTTTTACTATTGAAAATAACAGTATTTAATGGTAATGTATCATAGGGGATTTATAAGATAATTCATAAAATTTTTAATCATCATCATATTCATACATATCTTCTTGAGATGGGATTGCAAAACCAATAGCTTGAGTTTGAACTGGTTCATCATCTGCTTGTAATTTTGCAATTTCTTTATTTAATTTTAAAACTTTAATTGTAGAATCTGCCTTTTTAACTTCTAATTTACCCAATAATACATCACTTAAATTTTCTAAGAATGGAATAATTAATACAATACTAATCATACCTAATATATAGGAGAGTAGCGTTTTATTTTCTTTCAATAGGAGATACCGTTACTGAAAACTTATAAAAAGTTATAAAAACTTTTATGTTTCATTCCTTTTTCAATGTGTCTGCTTTCGTATTATAATACTACTCACATTTGATATAACACTCCAAAGGCGTAAATTCCCGTTTAACGTACGGTACATATCTGTACTAACTTAATAGTGTTATGCTACAGATTGTATAACATTTTCACCATAAGCTTTTAAATTTAATGCAGCCTGATAATCTCTATCGATAATGTTTCCACACTTGCAAATATAAATTCTGTCAGATAACTTTAAATCTTTCTTTATATTTCCACAAACTGAACATAACTTACTAGATGGAAAATATCTATCAGCAACAATAAATTTTATATTATTCCAAAATGGTTTATATTGAATTTGTCTATAAAATTCATATAAACATTGTTCTTGAATAGCTTTGGATAAATGTTTATTCTTCATTATACCTTTTACATTCAAATCTTCTAATACGATAAACATTGGTTTTCTGTTTATTATTTCAGAAGTTGTTTGATGTAGATAATTATGTCGAATATTCGTTAAACGTCTAGTTACTTTTAAAAGTTCTTTTTCACTTTTTATAATGTTGCTTGTTTTACAGTAACTTCCTCCTTTCTTATTTTTTAGGTATTTTCTCGATACCTGACGTTGCAACCTACGTTGTTTCTTTTTTAATTTCTTTACTCTGCTTGTTTTATTTATGTTTTTATAAATGTTTCCATCTGAACATATTGCTAAATCTTTAATTCCTAAGTCGATACCTATTCCATCATTGGTTGGGAAGTCAGTACTATCTTCAATCTCTATGCCAACTGAAATCCACCAGTTTAACCCATCAAACGTTATTCTTGGATTGGTGTACTTTGCATCGACTGGAATACGTTTTTTCTCAGCTAATTTAATCCAATTTAACTTTTGTTTGTTTTGTTTTTTACTCACACTAAAACCTTCAACTTTAACATGAGTTTCACTAAACCTAATCTTCATATTGTCTTGATAAAAACTAGGCTTAGATTTCTTTTTGCTTTTGAATTTAGGATAATTACTTTCTCCTTTGAAAAATCTCTTATAAGCACTACAAGCGTCTTTAATTGCTTGTTTTGTTACATTGTTACTAACTGAATTCAACCACTCATATCCTTCGCATTTCTTTAATTGTGTAAACTCTTTTCGCAAATCATTATCAGATATAAATTTATTACCTAACTCATAGTTTTCTCGTTCTCTAGCTATAGCCCAATTATAAGCAAATCTAGCACTGTTAGCATAATGAAACATTTTTGACCTTTGTTTATTGTTTGGTAACAACATTACTTTAATTGACTTGATCATTCTCATCACTACCGTTACTGATTTATAAGTATTTATAAGATTTTAACAACTGTTAAACGTCCTCCATTTCTTTTACATTTTATCAACTAATTCAGCTATCTTTGATCTCCAAATATTTTGCAATTCCACATATCCAAAAATATCTTCACCTTTTAATAACTCTATTACACGCTTCATTCCATTGTTATTTCCATCAAACAAACTCGAATCAACTTGACTTGTATAATCACCTTCAATGATTATTTTACTTCCAGCACTAGCACGAGAAAGACAAAGTTTTAATAAATCTACAGAAGTATTTTGTGATTCTGTTATATATAAAATCTCATTGTCCTTTATTTCCATACCTCTCGCATCTGCCATACTTATCAGTCTTAATTTTTCTTGTTGCATTAACATTTCAACAGCACATTTATCACCAAATTTGGTGATTAAAATATTACCTATAGAATTTTGCATTGCCTTTTCTACAAAATTACCTCCGTAGTAACCCATATCGGTTGCACCACGAGTTTTTGTAGGATTAAACATTACAATTAATCTATCATACTTTCCACTTTCAATTAATGACATGGAAACCATTAATGATAAAAGTGATTTACCGCTACCTGCCTTACCTGAAATAGCAGTAATAGTATTATGTATAATTGAATCAATAACCATAGATTGATAAATATCTTTTGGTTTTAATTTATCTCCAAATGAAATAGATTTAACTTGCTTTTTATATAATGGAAGATGTTCTGTTCCGATCCAACGATAACAATCAACAACTTCATTATTCTCATTCTTTAATACTAAATACTCATTTATCAATAAATCATAAATATTATCATTTAAATGTTCATAAAAATAAGCCATCTTAACTTCGTCTAAAATGACTTCCTTATACCCTTTATATTTTATTTTCTTATCATCATTAATACTCCTAACATCTAACCCAAATATATTTTGTGCTAACACTTTACAACAAATATCATCAGAGTAAAATTCTACTTGTTTATTATTTTTGTCATACTCATAAGCACAAGCTAATATTATATTATCTGGTGATAACTCAAGCTGAAATTCTTTTATTATATCAAATGTTTTGTCTGTAGGGACAACTACATCGTACTTACCCATGTGATCGTCAAGTAAATGAGCTAATTGTCTAGCACGATATTTTACATTCTGATCTTTTCTATCACTAGTTTTAATTTGCTCAATTTCTTGTAGTGTTTTTGACGAACAAACAAACGGTTCTTTAAACGCTTTATCTAATAACGATAATAAAGCGTTGGTATCGTAGAACTTCAAAAGTTCACAACCTTTCTATAGTTTATTTTTCTTAATGGAATTTCTAAAATCATTTAAAAATTGTAATGCCTTTTTGTTCTCAATTACATAATATTTCTTTCTTCTACTAAAAGAATGTTTAATATAATCACCTAATCCAGCTTTTCTTAAAGCTTCAACTTCAATACGTCTTATTGGTAAAATAACCATCGTTCCTTTCTTTGATAAAATCTATATTATCTCCACAGTAGGAGAGTAGTACTAATATAAAAGGACTCCTAAATATAGAAGTCCTATCA